TCTAGGAAGCCTCTGATATTCATTCAGTAATTCCTTTGCGTTTAGCTAGTGCAGCTGATGCACCGCTGAGTGTGTTGACTAGGTAAGGCTTAACACTGGCAGGGTTCTGGTGTCCACTCACCTGCATAATACCTACGAGATCAACGCCTGCTTCCACCATCTCAGTGATAGCTGTGCGGCGTAAGTCACGTGCCTGTAAGTCAGGGTCTAGTCCTGCCTCATCCTTAACGCGATTGACGTAGTGATGTATGTCAGTCTCTGAGTATGGATTGTAGCTACCACTCTTAGGCTTGACGTGTGGTGCTACGTATGGTTGGAACCCGAAGTCTTCCTTCTGTTGTTTGAGCATAGGCATTAGCCCATCATCAATAGGCAGGTGTACCTCAGCGCCACGCTTAGACTGTGTGATGTCTACACGTTCCTGTTCAAAGTCGATAGCGTCCCACTTGAGTAGACGCATATCACCTATACGTTGGCCCCACTCGTATGACATATGTACGATTAGACCTATGCTACGGGACCACCAGTGTGAGTACGCTGTGTCTAGGAACAAGCGCACATCATCAGTCGTCCACTTCACATTGCGAGGCTTGTCAACCTTACGCTTCAGCAGGGACACAGGATTGTACAAGAGAGCCTCGTGCCGACGAGCTAGGTTAAGTACTATACTCAGGCACGAAGCGTTGTAGTTAGCTGCACGTGGGCCTCTCTCGTTAAGCCACGTGTCGTAAGCGTAAGTGACGTGCTTGAGGCTGATGTCACGTAGCTTGATGTTACCTAGCACCTTACCTTTCTGCACCTTAGTCATACAAACTACAACCAGTCTAGTCTCGTACTGCTTCTGTGTTGGGCCACTTAGTTCAGCAAAGGCAGGGCTATTCAAGTATGCAGTGATTGCATCACGCAGGGTGTTAGTACCCTTCAAGTCTAGCTGTTTATGTTTCACCATTTTTTCCTCACTTTCCAGTATGCCCAACACTCTACACAATGTCCTTGCCCTAGCACAAGATCAATGAAGTACACAACGTTAGGTTTCTTTTCCTTTTGCCACTGGTAGTTCCTTGCGCTGAACGTCTGATTGTTTTGTCCTCCGAGGATTACGTTTATCAGTACGCTCAGTGCTGTCAGTACTCGACTCAGGTAGATTACCAACCCAGTGTGTAACATCATCAGTCGGGTCATCCTCTTCTCCACTCTCTTCTGTCATATTAAAATACTCCAAAGCCTAGACCAAATGTAACCCACGCCATCAGTACGATGGCGCAGTACAATAGTAGGTCTTTAAAAATTTGGAACATACAGTTCCCCCTTGTCACGTAGTGCATCAATGTGGCGTAGCTCTTGACGTAAAGCATCAGCCTCATCGAACTCACCATCCCAGTCAGCATCGTCGATAGCACGAGCTACACGATTATGCTCCTCATTGATAGGTGACAAACGTGGATCATCATAGTTAGGCATCTTCATACTCCTCTTGGTATTCTTTCCAGTTCTCATACTCATCATCTAAACTCCACTCAGAGATTAGATCACTAGGTACATTATCAGACCAGTCATCATCTGTAAAGTCTACTTCGTAGCTGTTGTCTTCGCCTAGATCATACAGACCTATGAAGCACATACCTGGCTCATAGTATGACGCAGATATTTTGATGTCGTGATTAGCTTCACCATTCTGATAGGCTGCGATGGGTGGACCCCACGCACTATCAAAGCTCACGTAAGCAAAGTAATCACCTTCAATCTCTTCAGGTCCATCTACAGTAGCGTCACTGATCTCCCACTTAGTACCCCACTCTTCGAGTGCTGTGCCGTAGTCCCACTCACCGATAGGGTTAAGGAACTCTAATAGTTTATCTTCTTGAGCAGCAGCAACCAGAGCATCCATCTTCTCTTTGGTTCCACTGACAGTGATTGTATTCATACACCAGTTAGGCATTGTTGTTCTCCTATGTATAAGTAAAGGCGGGGCCGAAGCCCCACTAGTTTAGCCTGCAAAGTGACGCACCTTACGTGAGCCACGCTTGTTGCCAGACTGTTCGATGTACACGCTGCGCTTACCTATGTGGTATGCAGTCATACAAGCACCACGTGTCACGCCAAAGCGTTTGATATATTGGCGCTTGCGGGTCAAGCCCTTGATGCCTGCGAAGTTAAAGCGGAAGCCAGTAGTGCCATCGTTAAGTGGTTTAGTTGCGAAACATACAAACATTATTTTGTCTCCTCTAGTGCTGTACGAATTTCAGATAGTAAGTTCTTGAGTTCTGCGTTGTTAGCCATACGAGTGTTAGGCAATATCTTCTCACACATATCAAGTATCTTCAGGTTTAGTTGTTTAGTAATCATTTGTCAAGCCCTCCGTCTATGACAATAAGTTTAGGTTTGTAGGCAGCCTTGGGTACAGGACGTATGAGTTCGTGTCTGTACTCAAGGAACCTATCGTAGTCATACTCATCGAGTCTTAACTTCGGACGGTCCGAAGATAGATCAAACCAAGCGAAGTTGAACAGGGTCTCAAGCAATGCAAGCATACGTATGCCTGACTGCTCAGTCCTGCAAGCCGTAATCAAATACTTGTTGTCGTTGATCACCTCGGAAAGGTAGCGGGTATCCTCGTCTGTCTCGTCGAGTGTATGCATAGTCATTGTTGTGTCTCCTTACATCTACTTTGTAATGTCTTAACTTCTTGAGCGTACCATCTATACGATCTTCAGGTACAGTTGCTATGAACTTACCGTCAATGAATATTTTATATGTATTCATAGCCTGCTCCTAGCATCACCTTTGTCGTAACCTTCTGGTCACCACCACCAGTTAGCACAGCCAATGTTGCTTTGTCAATAGGCTCTCCAGTGTCCTTAACTACGAAGCTGCTGTACTTGTATGGATTGTACGTCACCTCCTTGCCGTGAAACACAGCGTGGAAGTAGTTACGAGCACAAGCCTCGTCATCCTCTGGCAAGATGTAACCACGTACAAAAGCGTGGACATTCTTCTTACGCTCACGTAGTACACGCTCACGTCCTGCCTTACGTACTACGAACTGAGGGTTAGCGATAGCAATGTGATTAGTGTGGTCAATCACACGCCCTGTCTTACAGTCACGCACACTGAATAACTTCTTGTGCAGATTAAAGTATACTTCAACTCGTTTCATTGACACACCCTTTCTTCCATTTACTTACATAAGGTTTATTTCCTGTGGCTTCCGACACCTCTAAGTAAATAACCCATCCATTTATTTCTACATAAACCGATTCATCTGTACGTCTATCAACTCTCATCTTCCAATAACTCCACATCTGTTTCCCATACCCAATCACCTACACCGCTGTCGTTGAACTCGCCACCGTCAACGTTGTCCTTGATCCAACGCCACCATTCGTCCTCTGGAATATCATCAGGTACATAACCCTCCCAATCCAAGAAGCTAATCATTTGTGCTGTCGATCTAACTCTGGGCATCACTCATCTCCTCGTTAAGTAAGTAGCTACCTATAGTCTCCTCGACTATATCGAATAGCGTATTGAATCTATCTTGTGCATCATCCGTGTACATCACACAGTCGTGCACCTTGTCGTGAAAGTACAAGTCCTCTGGTGCAGTCACATTAGCATAGTACATATTCTCTAGTACAGCACCTGCAATCTCAGCTACAAGTTCTGTTCGTGTTGCTCTACATATTAGGGGCATTAGTTTTCCTCCTGAAGTAATCTCTGCATAAACTTTAGCATCTGCTCTTCGTACTCGAATGTGATCTGCCATTCGTTGTCAGGCATAGCATTCCACAGATGATACTGTCCGTCAGGATATGATATGATAAACTTATACTTCATTGTTCTAACTCCATTACATAAGGTTTGCTACCAAAGTCGGTAACGTTACACCAGTTATCAATCCACTTGCCGTGCAAGCAGTCACAGATAGTTTCATCAGGTGCATTGCCGTGCACTAGGTATGCCCAGTCTACAGGTGTAAGCTCCAGTGTGTCAGGGTTCACGGTGCATAGCTCAAGCTCTACCTCATCACACGCAGTGGCAGCTTCCCATATCGCATCAGGGTTGCGGCCTGTGTAATCTATCTCACCCTCCCACGATATCATTACTACGCACTCAGTGTGTGTAATCACATCGTTGATCATCTTGTATGCTACATCGTTACTCATTGTTCTAACTCCTCTGGTACAACATCCCAACCAATCCATTCAGTATAATAACATATCTGTTTGGCATCAGGTTCATCATACAAATCATCACGCTCTAAATTATCTGCCATATTACGAAGCTCATCATCAGTACAATCGTCTGCTACACGGCGTGTGACCTCGTATTCAACCGTAGTATTTAAACGTATCTTAACTGTCTTCATTGTTCTAACTCCATAATTGCAGTGACGTGATACTTAGACACAGCATCACCAGTTGGCAAGGACTTATTCATACCACCCTTGTCAGCTACGTAGTTACACCACGTGTTCCACCAGTACTCGGCACCTCTGCGTCTACACAGCTTAACGTAGTCACGTATCTTGCGGCGGCGTAGCTCAGGCTTGACCTTCTTGTTAAGCAGCAAGCTATCTTCGGACCGTCCGAGCATACGAATGTTGTGGCGATCCAGACAAGCCACCTCAAAGCCGCACATCTGTGCAATGAAACCCGCCTTGACCATACCGATAGACGGAATAGACACAAACAAATCGACAGCCTCTTGAGCACCGTCAATAGTGTCCTTGCCATACTGCTGAGCGATAGAGTTGATCTTTTCGTGCAAGCGCTGGGCGTTAGCCTTGGCATACTCTATGCCTTGCGCCTTGGTACTGGACACCCACTTGCTGTGGATGCCCTCCGCTTTAATAGATACACGCTGCTGTATGACACGTGAGAGTGGCATATTGATTGTGCATAGGGTGAACTCTATCACGTCATACAATCCATCGGCTGATGCCATAGCGTATTGAGCGATTGCGTTACAGTCACGTTGATACATTGTGAAGTCTCCTCTCGTATCGTTTTATCTTTCTGTGCCATCCAGTAGGCCGATGACATATAGAGCACCAGTTAAACCTGATGTGTCATCATTGTCAATAGCTTCCTTGATAGCCTCACGTACAAAGCGTAAGCTCTCACGTACTAGCTGTTCTTTTTCTTGATCAGTCATTACATTCTCCATCACTCGTAATGTGGTCTAACCTCAGGCCAATCCCTAGGTCTATGCTCTTCTACTCTGACCTTCAGATGTTTGTCAATACCCATCCTAAGTTCAGTTGCTCTATTGAGTGCAGCGTCCTCATCGAAGTATGAGTTCCACACATAACCGTTATAGCCTGCATCGTAGTACCACCCGCCTTCTTCTGGGCCACCGTACTCACGGCTATACTCATACACATTTACATAGTATCTCTTACGCATCTTTCTTTATCTCCCAAGTAGTAAAGTTCAACAGTCCTTCTAGCCAATCGGTTTCATCGTAGGGTTCCCATTCCTCACCACGATCATCATTTATTTCACGCAGTATATCAAACAGTGTGGCTTCCCACACTTCCCCATCAATAGTATTTACGAGTGTTATAGGTTGCTTACGCATCATACACTCCTAACGCACCAGGGTTCTGCCATTCACAGAATAGATCATACTGATCTAACACCTTGTTAATCTTTTCGTTTACACCGAAGTCATCTAGCTCACCATAGGAACCATCAGACATAGCCCAATAGTCAGCCCATACTGTATCGTAGTTCTCCTCTGCGCTGATCAGGAAGTGATAGCTCTCACCTTCGTGAATGTACATAGGCACACCCATATTCTTGAGCATAGTGTATGCAGATTTAGCGTGACGTTTCATTGGTATTGCTCCTCTAATAATAGCTGCTTGACGTATGGCACTGAACGTCCACACATCGCACTCAGTTTCTCTACTGTGACACCCCAATGCGTATCAAAGAAATACAAAATCTCTTCGTCGCTCCAGTGGAAGCCACCTTGTAATTTAATCTTGTCCATATTGTCAACTCCTCTATTTACGGACGGTCCGAAGAAAGAGATGGCCTAAGCCACCTCCTCCGTGATCTCCTCGCATACATAGTATGTGTCAAGGTCTGGGCGGTATGTCCACGCCTCCTCATACTGTGCCTCACTTGCAGGGATGGATTTGAACTCACCCAAGAACAAGTCATCATACCCTACATTAGGGAACTGCCCTGCCTCATTGTTGAACTTGAGCGTGGCGTACACCTTGCCGTAGTACCCATCACGCAGTATCAGGATAGACTCTTGCTTATCTACATAGCCAGACTCAGCGATGTGTTCCATAAAGTCATCCCATCTCATTATGTACGAGCGTTCAAGCTTGCCCTTGTATGAGCCGATGCATAGCTTCATCTTGCCTTTGGTTTTACCCATCACCTCACGCTCATCTACGTAGCGTAGGAACTTAGCGTTAGTGTGTACGTCATCATCGTTGTCGATTGCAAAGATTACATATTCACCCATATCATTTTCTCCTTCTGGGTTGTGCTGTCATCGGACGGTCCGAAGATAGCGGTTTCGATCTCGTATGTATATAAGAATGACACCCCATAAAATGTTTGTCAACCCCACCATAATGAGGCCAACAGAACTTCATAGGTCGCATCAGTATACGCTTGCGTAGCGGGTATTTTCTGCGTCCCATATCACAGCAGCCCCGCACCCATAGCATAGCCGAGCACATAGCCGAACAGGCACAGGCATAGCATATTGAGCAGGAGCATAAAGGTGTGAGTGCGTTGTTTCGCTTTGCGTTGTTTGCTAGTCATATCAAAAAATCCTTGTGTTGTATTTTCGGACGGTCCGAAGATAGGGGGACAAAAGAAAACCGCCCCGAAGGGCGGCTGTGTTTATGCAGGAACTGTAAGTTCAACGTCGAGCGGGACCAATTGGATGGATGCATTGCGGCGATCACCATAAATATTGAAATGCCAACAGCTATCGTCCCCGTCTATGACGGCGTTATCACCTACATATGCGATTGCGTTATCGAGTGCATCACTCTTGCGATTGAATGCGCCTAGTGTGCCGTCATTGTCTGAGCCGTGAATAACATAAACTACTTTCATTTTACTGATCCTTTCAGGATTAAAGTTTTATTTTCGGACGATCCGAAGATAGGGAAGCCCCGCCGCTAAGCGGGGCCGTGTTCATTATGCCTTGCTTGCCTTGGTCAATGCCTTGCGGAAGTCTGCAAGTGTGATGCCGTTGTCGTTCAACAATTTCATTGTGGCCTTGGCAAGGCTGTCCGCTGTGATAGGTGCATCCGCTTCCGCTGTGGGTTTAGCCGCTTGCTTGCCCTTGGATGTGTTACCTGCAGTCTGCGCTTTTTTGACCCGCTTACGGACCGCTGAGGCACCAAGTGAATTGAGTTCACCTTTTTTGTTTAGCTTCGCTACTTTGTCCCAGTTCTCAGCGACGAACATTGCATCGTTGCGGTCTTGTGCTGAGCGCTTGCTTAGGGGTGTGGCGGCGATAGCTGCACCAAATTGCTTGTTCGACTTGTAGACTGAGCGAAGCTGTAGCAACCATAGGCCAATATCACGGGTCTGAAAGAGCACCAATTCTGCGGTGTCATCACGCTGATCAAATAGGTGTGAAACGTGATCACAAGCCTCTGTGAATGTATATGATGTGCCTTTGTATGTTACTTTTGCGTCGATGTGTGTTTTTGCTACTGCGTTTGTCATATCGAAAATCCTTTTTTGCTGTTGGGCGATTGTCGCCGTTTCGATGCATTTAACTTGGCAGCTGATTCGTTTTATGTCAAACACTTTTTTTACCCTTTAGGGTATCTATCTTCGGACGGTCCGAAAATAGCTTTTTTTGATGAGAACGAATCAGCAACATTGGACATCGGCAGGGTGGAACGAATCAGCAACATTGCCTCGCGTGATGCGGATAGCGCAACGTGATGTGCCTGCCTGATGCGCCTGACGTGATGTGATGCGAGAGCGTGATGCGTATGATGCGCAAACGCTGGGGGGTGTGCTGTGTGCAATGCGTTCGGGGGGATAGGGGTGTTATGTGCATAAAACGCTGAGCTGTGCGCGTGATGCGTGAGCGCCCGTGAATCAGCCTATTTTAGCGAATCTGTGAAGTCATATCACTATAAAAACCCTTTATTTTCAACAACTTAGCACCCCATCTCGCGCCTCGGACGCGCAACACACACGTTAAACACGGGCGGGCAGGGGCCACACCCCCCTATACCGTTACGTATATATGTACTCTGCAACAGAAGTGGTTTTTCAAAAGGGTGTTACATTATAACAGTTACACTATTCCCTTGTTTTCCTATATAATTCCACACATTCCCTTGTATTTCTAGTAAGTATATCACAGAATGTTTCAATCTATTACAGTGACGCTACGTAATTATCACTTTTATGCTACAGCTACAAAGAATCACTTGACAAGTACCTACATTTTATGCATAACTACGGGGGTAAGGGGGCTTAGTTAAACTATAAAGTTTGGACATAGGAAGAGTTTAAACTAATATATAGTATAACTACTGTAGTTTAACTAAAGAAATAGCTTGACACTAATATTAAACTATGATATAGTTATACTTAAGGTTAGTTAAACTAGGGTAGAGTTAAACTCCCTCTTAGTCTCCTCCTCACTCAATAGTTAAACTCTACATAATGTTTAACTAACCTAACATTCCCTAAGCAATCTATGGAAGTTTAAACTCTTATAGTTATACTATAGGGGAAGTATTCCTATATTTGTAGTAATTAATGCTTGACAACTATGAAAAAAGACGTAAAACTATATGCAACAGATCGTGTAATCGAAGAGTTTTACGATGCATTAGCCTCTAATGATACTCGTAGCTTACAGAAAGTACACATACCCAAGTCAGACGTTTTCTATGTACGTCAAGCTATATATCAAGACACAGGTGTGTGGTACACATTGGATCACGTAGAGAGAGCTATGTACTTAGAGGGTCACTTACATCGTAATGAAGTGTTAGACCCAGATAGAAAGAGACACTATGCAGATACTTGATAAAGTAAAACAATATTGGACTTGTGTTAAGAATAACCCTAAGACAGCCATCCTTTGTATTGTAGCTCTGGCTGTAGCTCACGAGGTGTATCACTGGCTATGGTAGTAGATTTTGACATAGACGGTGACGGTAAGGTCACACTAGAAGAAGTAGCAATGAAGGAGCGTATGCTTGAGATAGAGCTACGTGAAGAGAAAGCTGAGTCTCAGAAGAAGATGGCTTGGGTAGCTATGCTTATGATGATAGGCTTTACAGCTGTACTATTTTATGATGGCTTGATAAGTGACTCTCGTGTTAATGCATTAGCTGATCTATTTGGTTTGTTCTATATAGCACAGACTGGTATTGTAGCTGCATATATGGGTGCTACAGCTTATATGGCTGGTAAGCCTATGGGTAACAAAGTAGCAATGACATCAAGTAAAGTGGATATGAGGTAATGGTAGCACTACCAGACAGAACAGCTTTTCAAGGTATGCGTCAACAGACGGTAGCTAATGCTAGAAACTTAGATTCTGTTGCTATAGCCCCTCCTGTATCTACTGCTCCCCCACCTAGACCTGAAGTTGACCCTGCTGTTAGAGCACCAACTCCTGTAGATTTATATAGAACAGCAAGTAATAGTTACTTTAATCGTCTAAACTCTGATCAGAATTATCTTAGTTTAATGCAACAGATACAAAATCTGAGTGCACAACTACAAAACTATGTCAACAATACATATGCTCCAGATTTACAAAGGCTACAAAGTCTTAATAATCAAGCCAATCAGTATTCGCAGGTACAACAACAGCAACAACAATTACAACAGCAAATACCATTTTATGGGGAGCAAGTACAGAGGCGATTGGAAGAAGAGCAAAGGATAAAGACCTTAAACAGCTTGCAGCAACGGCAAGAAATACTGCAACCTGCACCACCTCAGATTCTTGCTCCACCCCCTAAGCCTGAAGTTGACCCTGAAGAAAAGATTCCAGAAAGCTTTACTCCTTCAGTACCTACATCTACTAATACTAATATGGTTGTTGACCCTATACGTCAGCCTTTTGTTCCTAAACCTGTAAAGCCTGAAGTAGACCCAGAAGAGAAGATTTTAAAAGTACCAGATCGAAAAAGTACTACTGACTATGAGGATTTTGTAAAAATGACAGGCGGTGGTGGAAGACCGCTTGTAGATTTCAAACCTGCAGATACTACAGGTGCAAAGCATTCTGGTCAAGGCATAGGTGGTCAGGGTGGTATTCCTGCTTTACCGAACAGAGGGCCGCAGATGATTGTTGATCCTATACGTCAACCTTTCGTTCCTAAGCCTCCAAAACCAGAGGTAGACCCAGAAGAGAATATACCTACTAACACCTTAGTATCTAAACCTAAGCGTAAAGCAGGGATGGCTCCTAGTCAGTATGGTGGTATAAATACAAATGTAAGAGGACTTATGGGGTAATGAAATACTTATTAGTAATACCTGTTGCTGTCTTATTAGCAGCTTGTTCATCTAAGAACGATGTAGCTATGAACACAGATTATCAGTGGAGTAAGTCTCACGCTGAACAGAAACGGCTTGAGGCTATTTCTGAGATAGCTAAACAAGGTGAGAGTGGGGTAGTAGCTGCTGCCTTACTTATGCAACAGAATGGTCAATACAATGCCGCACCCCCACGTACAGGTGGTGACCGTGCTGTAGACTTAGCTAAGACTATTATGCCAGCACTAGGTAATACACTTATTGGTGTAGGTCAAATTGGTGCTACAGTTTATGCTGCTGAAGTACAAAAAGATATAGCTATTAATAATAGTAACAACAATAAAGAGGTAGCTATCAATAGCTCTAATAATGACACTACTGTAGCTACGCACACTAATGATACTATGGCAGGCATTGCTGAAGTTACTATAGTTAACCCTGAAGTAGTGAACCCAGAGGTGGTAAACAACACCACTATCTGTGTATCTGATGCAACCTATACTTGTGAGTAATAACTGATGGCATTTAGACTTTCCCAGCGCTCGTTAGATAAACTAGATGGTGTACATCCAGATATGGTAGCTGTAGTTAAACGAGCTATTGAGCTTACTGATGTAGACTTCGGTGTGACGTATGGAGTCAGAACTTTAGCTGAACAGAAAGAGTTATACGAGTCAGGCCGTAGCCAGACTATGAAAAGTAAGCACTTGATCCAGGGTGACGGTTATAGCCACGCTGTAGACCTTGTAGCGTACTTTGGTTCTAATGTAAGTTGGGAACTCAATGTTTACGATAATATCTGTGACGCTATGGCTCAAGCAGCAGAAGAACTAGAGGTGCCTATCAAATGGGGTGCAGCTTGGTCAGAGGGTGACATTCGTTACTACGATGATACAGCTGAGGATGCAATGAACGCTTACATTGACCTACGTAGATCACAAGGTCGTCGTCCCTTCATAGATGCCCCACATTTTGAATTGATGATGGGATAGTACATTGTGAGATGGGTAGTCTTAGCTCTTTTCTTATCTGGTTGTGGTTTGAGTACTCTAGGTCTTCTTGGTGGGTCTGGAGGTCCAACAGTAAACTCAAACGCTCAGATAGGCAAAGAGAACAGACAGTCTGTATTATCTGTAGAAAATAAAACTAGCGCTGGGCGTGACGTAGTAACAAAAGAAGTAGAAACAGGTAAAGTGGAAAACTTAGATATAATAAATACGAATATACCTCCGTGGGTAATACTTGTACTTATACTAGGTTGGATACTTCCTACTCCTACTCAGATGGCTAAGGCTATATATAGATTCATTACAGCACCCTTTAGACGCAAAACACTGAAAGATCGGATGAATGGCTACAACTAAAGACGTAGAACGTTTACCTAGCGGAAAGCTCAAGTATCGTGGTGAGACTTTCCCTGGGTACAATAAACCTAAGCGCACCCCTGGTGAAGCTAAAAAGTCAGCTGTTCTAGCTAAGAAGGGTGACCAAGTAAAGATTGTACGCTTCGGTGATCCTAATATGTCTATCAAGAAAGATCAACCAGGTCGTCGTGCTAGCTTCAGAGCTAGACATAATTGTGATACAGCAACGGATAAGTTTACTGCACGTTACTGGTCTTGTAAGGCTTGGTGATATGTGGGTTGCAATAATGCTTATATGTCTTGATCCTTCTGCGTTATCGTGTCAAGTGATAGCTAAACCAGAAGCGTTCTACAGTGAGAAGTCTTGTTTAGAAGAAGCAGAAGCTGTAGCTGTAGGTATGTTACAAAAAGGTATGTATGCTGTACCTGCCTGTTTTGAAGTAGGAACGAGTTCGTAATATGAGTAAATCACCAACACCAACTAACAAAAAGTTATACTCTCAAGTAAAGGCAGAAGCTAAAAAGAAGTTTGATGTGTGGCCCAGCGCATATGCATCAGCGTGGTTAACCAAAGAGTACAAGAAGCGTGGAGGCAAGTACAGTGGCACAACCAAGAACAAGGTCACGTAATAGCCAACACGTATTACAAAGTCAGCGTAGGAGTTTTTCTCAAGGAGGCTTAGGTAAGTGGTTTGGTGAAGAATGGACAGACGTTAAGACAGGTAAAGAATGTGGGCGTAGTTCAGCCAGTGACTCAAGTAGACCGTACCCAGCGTGTAGGCCGAAGAAAGTTGCCTCAAAAATATCCAAAAAAGAGGCACAGAAAAAGACAGGACCATCTAAAGTTAATTGGTCAACAACAGCATCAGGAAGAAAGAGAGCATAATTATGAAATTTAAACCTTGTCCAGGGTGTAAAACCCCAGCTAAGTGTGCCAAAGAAGGCTGTCAGAAAGAAAAGACAGGTATGGCTTATGGTGGTATGGCTTCTAAAAAGAAGAAAGACTATATGGCTATGGGTATGTCCAAAGGCGGTATGACTGCTAAGAAGGGCTACAATAAAGGTGGCTACTGTGGTGCATCTAATCCAGCTGAGCGCCCAATCAACACGAGTTCATAATGGCACAGAAGTATTACCATAAATATAAAGACGCACTAGAAGCTAAAGGTTATCGTGTAGACGAGCACGGCTACGTGTGGGACTCTATGGGTAATCAGTCTGCAGGTGAAGACAACTACGGTAACGTACAAAGTAAAGACCCTAATGTAAATGCTATCTGTCAAGAAGCTGAGATGAGTTTATCTACTAAAGCTAAAGCTGCAGTTAAGAAGGTAGTTAAGAAAGTAACACCTAAAGCAAAGGCAGTGAAGTCAGATGATCTTGAGATTGTACGTGCACGTGATGAGAATGGACATTTCATCGCTGATGATCCCTCTACACCTGATGTGAATGAAGCTTACGTAGTTAAAAGTAAGAAGAAGAAGTAATAATGACATTAGTTACGCAGGGTAAACCATCACGTAAACGTTCTGTGTGGGGCCACAATACTGGTACTACAACAGAAGATGTATATACTTGTCCTGCTAACTGTAGTGCAGAGGTTGTTTATATGATTGTAAATAACTCTGGTGGGTCTACTAACAGTGTTAGTGTTAAGTGGTATGACTCTTCTGATAGTTATGCATCAGGTTTTGTAGAAGGTAAAAGCTTAAACGCTGGTGACTTTATAGAGTTTCAAGGTATAGAGCTTGTTCTTGAGCCTGGTGACAAGATTCAAGTTACACCTGTTTCAGCAGGGCATATTGATAGTATTGTCACTGTAGTAGAAACGTTTATCCCAGTCGGATAGCATAAATGCATAGCGGGTATTCCAAATAAGCTATTTTAAAAGGCCCAGTATTCTAGTATAACTATATATGTTTCCGTTAACATAAGGAGTACATATAATGGAACTAGTAATTTCTGAATCATCAAAGTGGGCCACTAATTTTAAAGCTTGGCTGGTCAGAGTGTTTAACGCAATGATTGAAGCACGTCAACGTCAAGCTAATGCACGTATCGCAGAGATGCACCTATGGCGTATGTCAGACCGTGAGCTAAACGATTTAGGTATCGGACGTGGTGACATCAAGCGTATCGTAAGAGAAGGTAAAGAATGATCTATACTTGTTTGAGGAGGCAGTATGGACCCAGTTACAATCATAAGTGGGGCCACTGTCGCCTTTAACGCCCTTAAGAAAGGCTTTGCTATAGGCAAGGACTTACAAGATATGGGTAGCCAACTAAACAAGTGGGCTGGTCATATGGCTGACTTAGGGCAAGCTGAGAAGCAAGTTAAGAACCCTCCGTGGTGGAAGTCTATTGGTGGCTCTATAGAGTCTGAGGCTATGGAAGTTTTTGCAGCTAAGCGTAAAGCTGAGTCTATGCGAAAAGAGCTAAAGGATTATATAAGTTTCACGATGGGTCCATCAGCTTGGGATGAGCTTGTAGCTATTGAAGCTAAGATTAGAAAGCAAAAGAAAGAACACGAGTATCGTAAGGCTGAACTACAGGAAGCTATCATAACTTGGACTGTATCAGGTCTTCTTTTATTATTAGGGTTTGGTGTATTGGGATTCGTACTTTACCTAGTGGCATAACTAAAAGAAACAGTAAGTACTACGTCTTTGATAAGGATGGTAAGTTACTCATCATTACCACATATAAACGTATAGCTGAGAACATAGACAGGAAAGCTAATGGCAAAAAATCTAACAGAAAATCAAGTAAAGTTTCTCGAAGTACTGTTCGATGAAGCTGGCGGTGATGTAGTTAAAGCTAAGAAGCTTGCAGGTTACAGCGAGAATACACCTACACGTCTTATTGTAGATGCGTTGAAAGATGAGATATTCGATGCAACTAAAACCTATATGTCTCGTATCGGACCTAAAGCAGCTGTAGCATTTGGTCAAGCTCTTGTTGATCCTACAGAGCTAGGCGTAAAAGAAAAGATGCAAGCTGCTAAAGAAGTACTTGACCGTGCAGGTATTATTAAGACAGAGCGTATGGAAGTACAAGCATCGGGTGGTTTGTTTATTCTGCCCCCTAAAGATAGTAATGATACGGATAACTAAACAAAAAGAACGTGAGAGCTTAGGCTACTGGATGTTACCTAAGCCTGACTTCAAAGTAAAAAGATGGGAGCGAATCCCACGTCTAACACATCAGATACCTTTCGGGTACGAGATTGATCCTGAAGATGACGACTGGCTAAAACCCATCTCTAAAGAATTAGAACTATTAGAGCTTGCAAAGAAACACTTAAAGCAGTATAGTTACAGAGAAGTGGCAGCTTGGTTATCTACACAGTCAGGTCGCCGCATATCTCACTCAGGGTTAAGAAAGCGTATAGATGTCGAAAGAAAACGTAAATCACTTGCTGCAATTAAACGCAAGCTTACCCAAAGGTACGAAAAAGCGCTCAAGCAGTACGAGATACTCGAAAAAGAAAGACTCGGTTACTACACCTACGCCGACGAAGACTCAGACGCAGAGCTTGAAACCAGCTGAAGTTAAGCCTGCTGAGTTTGATCCGATAGCTGCACGTGAAGTAGTCTTTAAGCCTAACCCAGGGCCACAGACACAATATCTAGCTTCTAGTGAACGTGAAGTACTATATGGTGGAGCAGCTGGCGGTGGCAAGTCCTATGCGACTCTAGCAGACCCTCTGCGTGATATGAACAACCCAGACTTTAGTGGTCTACTTGTTCGACACACAACGGAAGAACTAAGGGAACTCATACAGAAAAGCCAAGAGTTATACCCTAAAGCGATTCCTGGGATTAAGTGGTCAGAGCGTAAGTCTCAGTGGACCACACCAAGAGGAGGACGACTCTGGATGTCCTACCTCGACAAAGACACAGACGTTATGCGCTACCAAGGACAGGCGTTTAACTATGTAGCTTTCGACGAATTGACTCAGTGGAACAGCCCCTATAGCTGGAACTATATGAGGTCACGTCTACGTACTAGCTCTAAAGAGTTAGGCTTGTATATGAGAGCTACGACAAACCCTGGTGGTCCAGGCCACTCTTGGGTTAAGAAGATGTTCATAGACCCATCGCCTCCCAATGAGCCGTTCTGGGCTACGAATATAGAGACAGGTGAAACACTAGCCTTTCCCCCTGGGCATACCAGAGCAGGAGAGCCACTATTTAAACGCAGATTTATCCCAGCTAGCTTGTTTGATAATCCTTACCTAGCTGAAGGCGGTGACTACGAAGCAATGCTTCTCTCACTACCTGAACACCAAAGGAAGCAACTTCTTGAAGGTAACTGGGATATTAACGAGGGTGCAGCGTTCCCTGAGTTTAACAGGGCTATACACGTTGTAGAACCTTACGACATACCACATTCGTGGACTAAGTTTAGAGCGTGTGACTACGGTTATGGTTCTTTTACTGGTGTCGTATGGTTAGCGGTAACCCCTAGTGAACAACTGGTTGTATATAGAGAGCTATACTGTTCCAAAGTCACGGCATCAGACCTAGCTGATATGATATTAGAAGCAGAAGCTAATGACGGTACAATCAGATACGGCGTGTTGGACTCTTCTTTGTGGCACAACCGAGGTGATACTGGCCCATCCTTGGCAGAGCAGATGAATATGAAAGGTTGCCGATGGAGACCTTCTGATCGCTCAAAAGGCTCTCGTGTTTCAGGCAAGAACGAGATACACCGCCGATTACAGGTAGATGAGTTTACTGAGAAGCCAAGGCTCGTATTCTTTTCTTCCTGTACCAATACTATATCGCAACTACCGTCTATACCTTTGGACAAAAGAAATCCAGAAGATGTAGATACAAATGCAGAAGACCACTTGTATGACGCATTAAGGTATGGTATAATGACAAGACCACGTAGTTCTATATGGGATTACGATCCAGCTAAGAACCAACGTACAGGCTTTCAAGCTTCAGACTCAACATTCGGGTACTAAAATATGGCAGACATTGATGATCTAAACTTTGACACAGACGAAGTAGTTGCTGCAGAAGACGGCAGTGATAAGCTCTTCGAGTCTGTCAGTAGCGTAGTAACGTATGTTAACGAGCGTTATAAACGTGCAGAGGATGCACGACAAGTAGACGAAGAGCGTTGGCTACGAGCGTATCGTAACTATCGTGGCTTGTATGGTCCTGACGTACAGTTCACTGACACAGAAAAGTCTCGTGTGTTTGTTAAGGTCACCAAAACAAAGACTCTCGCTGCGTATGGGCAGATTGTAGACGTGTTGTTTGGTAATAACAAGTTCCCCCTCTCGGTAGACCCTACCGTGCTTCCTGATGGCGTTGCAGAGGCTGTACACATCAATGTCGATCCTAATGCGGAGCAAGCAGGAGAAGAAGGTAAAGCTGTCACTGAGCAACCCGCAGCAGTTACACCTCTCCTAGGTGATGACGGCAAGCTACGCCCAGGTGAGACTATCATTGATTTGCAGGAACGTCTAGCTGGAATGCGTAACAAGCTAGCTCCAGTAGCTGATAAAGTCATTGAAGGTGACGGTACTACTCCTACTACAGTGTCTTTCCACCCAGCGCTTGTTGCAGCTAAGAAGATGGAAAAGAAGATTCACGATCAGCTACAAGAGAGTGGTGCATCTAAGCATCTACGCTCTATGGCTTTCGAGATGGCACTACTTGGTACGGGCGTAATGAAAGGCCCATTCGCTGTAGACAAAGAGTACCCTAACTGGAATGAGAACGGTGAGTATGACCCACTGATCAAGACTGTACCTGAGTGTAACAATGTCTCAGTTTGGAACTTCTACCCTGACCCAGAAGCTACATCTATGGACGATGCAGAGTATGTAGTTGAACGTCACAAGATGTCACGTAACCAACTACGTAGCTTAAAAGGTCGTCCTTACTTCCGTGACGAAGCTATCGAAACAGCTATTGCTCAAAGCCCAGACTATGTACGTAAACACTGGGAAATGAAGATGGAAGACGACGACACCCTGTCTGAGTCAGAGCGCTGGGAAGTGTTAGAGTTCTGGGGTTTCGTAGATACAGACATCCTAGAAGAGAATGGCGTAAAGATTCCACGTGAGTTTAAAGACTTAGTTGAGATCAGCTGCAACATCTGGATTTGTAACGGTGAAGTACTACGTATGGTACTAAACCCATTCAAACCAGCACGTATCCCTTACTACGCAACACCTTACGAACATAACCCTTACTCATTCTTTGGTGTAGGTATCGCTGAGAATATGGACGATACCCAGACCCTAATGAATGGCTTTATGAGGATGGCAATCGACAATGCTGCTTTATCTGGAAACCTCATTATTGAGCTTGACGAAACCAACCTGGTGCCAGGACAAGATATGTCAGTGTACCCAGGGAAGGTGTTTAGGCGACAAGGTGGTGCACCTGGACAGGCCATCTTCGGCACCAAGTTCCCCAACGTTGCTCAAGAGAATATGCAACTCTTTGACAAAGCTAGGGTCTTAGCTGATGAAAGTACTGGCTTTCCTTCGTTCGCTCACGGACAAACTGGAGTCAGCGGCGTTGGTCGGACTGCCTCTGGTATTTCTATGCTTATGTCTGCTGCCAACGGCTCTATCCGTTCAGTAGTTAAGAACGTAGACGACTACTTGCTTGGTCCTCTAGGTAAAGCATTCTTTAGCTTCAATATGCAGTTTGACTTTGATGAGTCAATCAAGGGTGACTTAGAAGTTAAAGCATCAGGTACAGAGAGCTTGATGTCTAACGAAGTACGCTCCCAGCGCCTAATGCAGTTCCTACAGGTAGCGTCTAACCCAATGCTTGCGCCTTTCGCTAAGATGGATTACATCATTCGTGAGATCGCTAAGAGTATGGACTTAGACCCAGACAAGGTTACTAACTCTATGCAAGACGCAGCTATCCAAGCTGAACTGTTTAAGAAGTTCGCACCACAGCAACCCCCAGCGCAGCCAGGACCAGCCCCAGGCCCAGAAGGTCAAACTCCAGCAGGTGCTAACGTACAAGACACAACTGGCTCAGGTGGAGCACAGATGGGTACAGGTACAGCACCACAACCAGGCGAACAAGGATTTAGTGGGAACGTAGGCTAATGTCAGGTATCTCTCGTATGATAGCTAAGCAGCTAAGCGCATCGCTTGGCATCACTGACAACCCCAAGTACAACCCTATGTTTAAACAAACAGAAGAGGTACTGACGGATGTGGCTGACCCTAGTGACCCTACCGTTGCACGATTCTATAGCCCACTAGAGAGTGCTATTGACGAAGCGCCTATCGGTAAAGAGGGTACACGTGGTGAGAACATCGAAGCGTTTGTACGTAAACGTGCGCCTAAAGTCACACAAGCTGAGATGGAGTATCGTGGGTTAGGACTAGAGCCTGGTGAGTTATACACAGCTGAGACAGCTAAAGAAGGACTTAAGGGATTAGATGTTAAGGCTGTTAAAAAGGGTTTTCGTTATCGTAATATGCAACGTCAAAGCTCTTTACAGGATAAAGAGTTGGACTACACTGAGTTGGGCTTAGATGCATCTGATGATCTTGAGTATTTTACTCACTACGGCCCTTCTAACCTAGCTCATACACGTTATAGCTTGCGTGGTGGCGATGAAGGTAATTACATACTTATTGAAGAGCTACAGTCTGACGCCTTACAGAATGTAGTAGATGATGTAGCTGCATATACAAAGAAAACTACTGAAGAGATGGATGAAGAAGTATCTGAAATCTTAGAGCAGCTTGAATTTATGATAGAGTCTGAAGGTAGTGGATATCCTGATAAGGCTATAAAAGACTTAAAGTCATACATCTATGACACGGTAATACCTACACGTAAAAATAAGACGCTTTCTGATAAGCAGAAAAAGGACATATTTAAAGAAGCTTTAGATGATATTGGAGTAAAACCTAATATCCTTACACCTCAAGGTAGCTTATCTCACGTAGCAAGTGAAATTGTAGGACGCGAGTTTGAATTTGAAGGACATATGTACTTACCTGATCTGTCAGATATGTTATTTGAGGCGGTAGAAACTGGACTAGGTAAAATGGAAACAGTTACTACTAAAAAAGACTTACCTGTTCAGCGTATCACTGACTCAATTCGTATGTCCCTACAGGCTATTATAGCAGACGCTAAAGGAAAAGGTGTAGATGAGATTGTCTTACCTCCTGTAGAAAAACTAGCAGAGCAGCGTTTTGACAAAGATGAGCTAGCTTCCAAGATTGCCAAGGGTTCTGCTTTCTATAACACCTATGTAGCAGCATATCAAAAGGTTCTCAAGCAGCTAAAGAACGAATTAGGTAATCAGGTTAAGGTAGGTAAGAAACCGCTTAACTATTATGTATATGACGATAAGAGTTATAAACAGTCTGTCGAAACAGTACAAGGTACACTTCTAGACATTTCTAACTTGACTATTGATCCAACAAATATTAAACTACGCTTCAACAAAGGTGGATTAGTAGAGAGACCAACTAAATGAATTTAGGCGCACTAAAGAAGATCACAAATGACAAGCCTCTATGGGATGCTTACGTAGAATACCTAGATAGTAAGATCAGCGCAGCGCACGTCCGTATAGAGCAAAGTAATGACGCAGAGGCAATGTATCGCATACAAGGCGAGATAGCTGCACTACGTAGATTAAAACTTATGAGGGAAGAAGTTAATGGACACAGCTAAGCAAATGCAGATGGCCTTTATGATGGAGGAAGGTGGTCTTACTGATGATGGGACTACTATGGACCCTGTAAGCGGTAACGAAGTGCCTCCTGGTTCTATGGCTGAAGAAGTACGTGATGATGTCCCAGCGCAACTAAGTGAAGGTGAATATGTTGTACCTGCTGACGTTGTACGCTTCTACGGTGTAAAGTTCTTTGAAGACCTACGTACTGAAGCCAAGCGTGGCTTGATGGATATGGAAGCTAACGGACGCATTGGTGGTGAGCCTGTAGCTATGACTATGGATAATCAAGCTAGTGGCGATCTGACTCCTGAAGAACTAGCTGCATTAGAGCAGATCACAGGTATGGCTGTAGGTGGTATGGTCCCTCAACCTACACAAAGTACTAACCCTTATCTGCAACAACAGCAGATGTATCAACAGCCTGCTCCTGTAGCTATGGGTAATACTGGTCAGTATAACAAAGGGGGTCAGGTACTTTACGCTGCTCCTGGTACAGATGTTAGCACAGGTACAGGTATAACAAACCCTGTCACAAATCAAGAGTCAGACATTGATCCGTATCAACCACAATTCGGAACACAGCAAGCTTCTATGTTCTCTCCTGGTTACTTAATTGATCAGACTTTAGGTACTACTGCTACCCCAGTACATACTGTTATTATGTATGGCCCTAATGGAGAAGTAGAAACACTTACACTTCCTGCACAGCAAGCACGATATGAAGAACTACTAGAGCTAGGTTACTCTGAGACACAAATACAAACTACTACAGAGACTACAGTAGGGCAGCAAGATGAGGGTGAACCTACTAAAACACAAGTAAGACCAGAGCCTATTGATGTAGATAGTATTAAGCCAGAAGACCTATCTAAAACAGCTAAAGGTCTAGGCGTAATGACTAACATTGCTACAGCTATAGCTTCTAGTGCAGGACTACCAGTAGCGGCGTTTATCAATACAGCAGCAGTAGCTCAATATAACGACATCGTTGATCGTATGGATGATCTTGGAATTAACGAAGAAGGGCTGAAGAAGAAAGGCTCTATTTTCGGTGGTGAATCTAGCTTATATGAGAACTTAGCTGACACAAGTGGTGACGGCAATGTTAACTTCGGTGATACTTGGTTAGGTGACTTATTGGGCTTCGACGGAGAGGCTGGCGTACAAGGTGATAACCTAAGAGATTCATTCGGTGGCTCTCGTCGTACAGGCGGTGATGATGATGACGATGGCGGTAGCCCAGCTGTGACACCTTCAGCAGAACCAGAAACTGAACCAGAAGTTGACACTACGATAACTGACACCTCTTCTGCCGCAGGAGTAGCGGAGTCATCAGGTATGACAGGCGGGGCAGCTTTAGATGAAAAATACGGAATTACAGGGCTTAACCAAGGTGGTATTGTCAAACGTCCAAATAAGAAAAAGAAGAAATAGTAACACTACAATACTATCCATATAACTATAAGGCTACCCAGCACTACGCTGGCCCCAACATAAGGAGAAACAAATGCCTGAAGTAGAACAGCAAATTAAGGTGGACTCACCTGCACACTCACGAAATGCAGCACGTATCCAGCGTGACGAGCAAGAACTCAAGGAACTAATGGAGCAGGCTGGGATAGCCTCACAGCAAGACAATGAAACGCAGGAAGAAGCCTCCGATAGTGAACCCGATAGCCAAAGAGTTGAGAACACCTCAGTTCAGGATGAGGGTGTACGCAAACAAGAAGCGAAAGAGCCAGCTAAAGCCGAAGCACAAGAAGAGGATGACTCAGAGTTAAACGCTGAAGAGAAGAACTTCAAGAAGCGCTACGGTGATCTACGCCGCCACGTTCAAGAGAAAGAACAAGAGTGGAAAGTAAAGTTTGAGCAACTACAGTCTCAGCTGGATAAGGCTACAAAGAATGAGCTTGTACTACCTAAGACAGAGAAAGAGATTGAAGCTTGGGCTAAGAAGTACCCTGATGTAGCTGGTATCGTAGAAGCTATTGCAGATCGTAAAGCTGAAGAACGTGCATCTGACATTGATAAGCGTTTGAAAGAGATCGAAGAGCTACGTGTAGATGCTAAGCGTCAACGTGCAGAAGCTGAACTACTACAGATGCACCCTGACTTTGAGCAGTTACGTCAAGACGATGCGTTCCACAACTGGGCAGAAGAACAACCTAAGTGGGTACAAGATGCGCTATACGAGAACTCAGAAGACGCTAAAGCTGTAAGTCGTGTCATTGATCTATACAAGGCTGACAACGGTATCAAAGCAACTCGTGCAGCCTCTAGTGACAAAAATGCAGCATCATCTGTACGAACTAAACGTAGTACACAAATTCAAGAAGACGATGCATCTAACTATCTAAGTGAATCTCAGGTAGCTAAGATGTCCATCAAAGAGTATGAGAAGCGGCAGGAAGAAATACTTAATGCCCAACGCTCAGGTAAATTTATTTATGATATGACAAAGTAATGCTTGACATTCACTAATTCATAAGTAAAACTATAGCATATACACCTTAATAGTGTGTATGCTTTAATTAGCACTAGCCACACAAAGAACTACCCAGACATATAGGCCCAGCGCTCTACTAAGATAGGCCAATCTGATTGAGCTAAGCTGACTACCCTATTATGAACGGCCTCTTTAGTGGATATGTAGTGTACCAATATCACGCCATATCTATAAGGAGATTTTAACTATGGCTATTACATCCGCATCGGGTGGATTTACAGGTACCAACTGGTCCCCAATTATCTACTCCAAACAGGCACAGATTGCTCTACGTAAATCTGCTGTCACAAACGCAATCACAAACAACTCTTACTTCGGTGAGATCGCCAACCAAGGTGATGTGGTTCGCATTCAGAAAGAACCAGACGTAACTGTTAACGCACTAGAGCGTCACACAGGTATTTCTGTAGAGAAGCTTGCAAACGAAGACTTCTCATTGACAATCGACAAAGCTAACTACTTCGCATTCAAAATGGATGACATCGAAGATCAGTTCGCAAACGTTGATTACGTTAGCCTAGCTGCTGATCGTGCAGCATATAAAATGGCTGACGCGATGGACGCAGACGTATTGTCTTACCTATCAGGTTACACAACTGCAGGTGTTGCAATCACAACTACATCAGGTGATGCACAGCACGACACACCAGGTAACCTAACAGGTGAATGGCTAACAGCTAACCACTTGGATGCTACAGACTTCTCTAGCTTGACTATTTCAAGTTCAGCTACAGCAGGGGATTCTATCCCACTAGCACCACGTCTACCAGGCGCAACTGCGTTGTCAGCAACAACTGTATCACCTTTGTCAGTCGTAGCTCGTATGGCTCGTCAGATGGATACAGCAAACGTTGACTCACGTGGGCGTTGGATGGTATGTGATCCTGTATTTATCGAAATGCTAAAAGACGAAGATTCACGTCTATTGAACGCAGATTTCGGTGGCTCAGGCTTGCAAAACGGTTTGGTATTGAACAACCTACACGGCTTCCGTGTTTACGTTTCAAACAACCTACCAGCAGCAGGTACAGGCGCAGGTACTTCAGGTACATCTGCACAGTCAACTAACTACGGTGTTATCGTTGCAGGTCAGGAAGAAGCAGTAGCTTCAGCGGAGCAAATCAACAAAGTTGAGAACTACCGTGACCCTGATTCATTCGCAGACATCGTTCGTGGTATGCATTTGTATGGTCGCAAGATTCTTCGCCCAGAAGCTCTTGTGTCTGCAGTATACAACGCTGCGTAGTAACGTATAGACTATTGGGCTGGCTTTCTATAAGCTGGCCCTTTAGCACATCTAACGGTAGGATAACTCTATGGCTACTTATGTCGCATTAACAAATGAATTACTACGTAGACTTAATGAGGTTACACTTGATACTGCAGGTGATGGCTTTGATACAGTACGTAACGTTCAAGCTTTAGCTAAAGACGCAATCAACAGTAGTATTAGACTTATTCTGCAGGACGGTCAAGAGTGGCCTTTCCTTAAAACTACTTATACACAAACACTTACAGTAGGCACACGTGAGTACAGCTTTCCCTCAGACTACTCTAGTGCAGACTGGGACACGTTTTATCTAAAGAAGTTATCCTCTCAAGGTAATAGCCCTATGCGACTAAAGGCTATGTCTTATGAGGAATATATACAGAATGTACGTGCTTTGGATGACGAGGGCGATACAGTAAACGGTGATGGTCCACCCATTCGTGTGTATCAAACATTAGGTGAGTCATTTGGTGTTACACCTACTCCTAACGCAGCTTACGAGATTGAGTATACATACTGGTCTTACCCTGCTGATATGGCTTTATATAATGACGTAGCAGTTATACCTGATCGTTTTAAGCACGTAGTTATTGATGGTGCTATGATGTTTATGATGCGCTTCCGTAGTAATGAACAGAGTGCAGCTATGCATCAGAATAACTTTGAGGATGGCATTAAGTCTATGCGTCGAGTACTGATGGATGACCCACTATCTGTACGCTCTACAGTTCTTTCACGCTCAGGGACAAGCTCTTTTAACGGCGGTATCTAATGGCTGATAACTTAGCATCCTTCAAAGTATTCTGCCAAGGTGGTCTTAACACTAGTCGTGATGTGCTATCACAAGGTGAGACTCAACCTGGTTCAGCTATCTCTTTGATTAACTATGAACCTGCTGTTACTGGTGGCTATCGTAAGATCAGCGGCTTTAGTAATGACTACGGTACAGTTACAGGTACAGGTAATGTCTTAGGTGTTTGTGTAGCTAATGGTATCAACGATGGTATTCTAGCTTGTCGTACACCTTCTAGTGGTTCTAACTACTTACACTACTGGGATACAGCTACAGAGGCTTGGGTTGCAGTAACTACTTCTGGTTCACCTACAATGACAGGTGTAACAAAAGTACGCTTCACTAAGTACAACTGGGGTAGTTCTAAAGTTTTACTTACTGATGCTGTCAACCCTGCAGCTACGTATGATGGTACTACTTACACACAGATCACACATACTGATGCACCCAGCGCACCAAGACTGTCACACGTATTTAAGAACCACATG